GTACTTAGTGAATATATTAGCGAGCAGTCAAACCTAATGTCCGCTCGCGTTTGTAAAAATGATAATATTTTCGTCATTGAGTATGTGAAAGACGGAAACGTTTTCCAAACAGAGTCCTTTCCAGGCAAGTCTCTACGGTATGTAGAGGATGCTGCCGAGAACTGGGCTATAGGAATCAAGGTGCTCAATGGATAGATTGGGAACCGCCACGAACGGCGAATCGTGGGATCAATATATTATTAGAAAAATGAGAGAAGAAAGGAAAGCTCGTGCAATTTTTTACATTTCACGGAACAGATCCGGAAGTATGTCAGTGGGTAGTCAAGCACTTTGGAGATAATCCAGACTACGTTGATAATTTGACAGTAAAAAAATGGGTAGATGAATCCAAAAAAGTGCTTGACGAATTAAAGAAAATCAGTTAGTATATTAATAATGCCGCCGTAGCTCAGTTGGTAGAGCAACGCACTTGTAATGCGTAGGTCCAGGGTTCGAATCCTTGTTGCGGCACCATATATCAGGAGAACTCTTATGCTTTCATCGGATCAGTGGGCGCGCAGAGCTGTGCTGTTAGAAGAAATCAATAAGCTCAGAAATAGCGAAGAAGAGCATAAAGATTGTATTCTTGAATATATTGAGAGATCTATTGAAGAGCTAAACCAAAAATTGGATTAAAATATGGCAGTAATCAAACTTGACGTTGAAGAGTTTGTTACGGAGATACGACAATTAGTTAAGAATTCAGATACAACGTATATGGACGCATTAGTATACTACGCTGAAACTAATGATATTGAAATTGAAACTGTAGCAGATATTGTGAAAAAGATTCCTACGATAAAGGTAGGCTTGCTCGAAGAAGCAGAGGAAATGAACCTAGTTGAAAAGTCGGCTAAACTCCCAACATGAGTAATAGTGCTTATTCTACACGAGAAGCGTTTAATGCATATAGATGTTATATTGCATTAAAACAGCACTTTAACTCCAACTACGACTTTTTCAAATACAATGGTAAAGTTAATGTATCTCTTGAATCCTTTGAGATACGAAAAGATAAATTCATTTTTTACAAGTTGTCAAAACGAAAGGATTGGGAAGGATTGTTACTTGCCAATTTAATCGATGATGATGGAAAAAAATGGGTGGGTGAGCTCGTCTCCACAGAGGCAGAGAATATATATAATGAGTGGTTGAAGAGAAAGCAATCTCTTGGATATCATTTTAAAAATGAATTGTCTGAATTGAAGGAGGACTTTGATAGTAATTTCGTAGTAGAGGATGGGCAGCATCCATACCTTCTCGAACGTCACCTACAAGGTAAAATTTCAATTGAGTCAATGATCATCTTTGATGACTTGCTCAAACTAATTCCGTATTGGGACAAGAAAATCTCTTTACAAATTATATGGGATAGAGTAAAATCAAAAATGATAAATTACAAACCGTTTCTACATTATGAAAAGTCAAGTATGAAAAAAACATTACTTGACTACTTTGGATAAATCGCACATATAGGAGAATACATATGGCATCTTTCGCACAAATGAAGAAGAAAAATTCTTTCGATCAACTTAACGCTCAGATTCAAAAGATGAGCGCCAATCAACAGCAGCAGAAGTCATTTGACGATGATCGTTACTGGAAGCCCGACGTTGATAAGGCTGGTAATGGCTATGCTGTAATCCGCTTTTTGCCTTCAGCACCTCAAGATGGTGAAGACGGTATGCCTTTCGTTCGTATCTGGGATCATGGATTCCAGGGTCCAGGTGGATGGTATATCGAGAACTCTCGCACCACTCTTGGTGAACAGGATCCTGTTTCAGAGTATAACTCAACACTTTGGAACTCTGGTATTGAATCCAACAAGGATATTGTTCGTAAGCAGAAGCGCAGGCTTTCATTTTACTCTAACATTTATGTTGTAAAGGATCCTTCTCGCCCTGAGAATGAGGGTAAGGTATTCCTTTACAAGTACGGTAAGCGAATCTTCGATAAGTTGAATGATATTATGAACCCTCAGTTTCCAGATGAGGCGCCAATCAATCCATTCAACTTTTGGGAGGGAGCTAACTTCGCACTAAAGATTCGTAAGGTTGAAGGCTATCGTAACTACGATAAGTCTGAGTTCGAATCTCCGTCTCCGCTACTTAGTGATGATGCGGAAATGGAAGAACTGTGGAAGCAGCAGCATTCGCTCAAGGAACTCATCGATCCTTCTAACTTCAAGAGCTACGACGAGCTTAAGACTAAGCTCTATCGCGTACTTGCACTTGATGGCGGCGCACACGCACCCGCGACGACCGCCGAGGACGATGAGCCAGCGGTGATGGACTTCACTCCTTCATTTAAGGAACGCGAGGCACCTGCCATCGCAGAAGCTCCATCACCGTCTTTCTCTGCAGACGATGACGAAGATATGTCGTTCTTTCAGAAACTTGCTGAGGAAGATTAATATCCATCACAAGATGGCGAAAAGGGCGACTTGTGTCGCCCTTTTTTTTGTTAGAACGGTGCAGCTGGGTTTGCGACTAAACCGTTTTGGTAAGTCGTATAATTGTTATTCGTGATTTGAGTTTGTCTATTGTCGTTTGAATCACCCTGTCTCACAGATGGTGCATTGACATTAACTCCTCCACCAGATCCAGGCGTCTCAAGAGCTCTCTCATCAATGAGATCTAAAGCTCTTTGTTGGAATTCTTGATTTGTTTTCATATAGTCAAGCATCAGTCTAGCCGCGCCAGTTTCTTGACTCTGTTCAACAATCCTATTAATTTCTTCTTGTGATCCTATGGCTTGGCTCTTTATTTCCTGTCCAATCAAGTTATCGAATTTACTCTTTTCACGGGAATCTAGTCCTATTTTAGCTCGGCTACTCCTTCTAGCCTGTTCTTCTAAAAAGGTATTTCGTGAAAGAAAAAGTCTTTTAACTAATTTTTGTTGTTCTGACGCCCCAAGAGCTTGAAACTCAGCATTTTCGGTTAACTTCATTGTTGCAGTATTCATTGCATTTTTAATTTCATCAAAACGTCCTTGGGCAGTTCCAGCCTTGAACTCTAGTCCTTTGAATGCATCAGTTAATGACTCTGCAATACTAAGCGTTGTTCCACTAACAACGTCACCGCTTTCATCTGCTTGTACAGTAGCTGTTTCAGCCATACTTCGCACAAGAGGAGCAACTTCACCCATAGCTTCTTTAGCAGCGTCTCCAATTAATTTACCAGCTTCACCACCAAGTTCGCTAGCTCGTTTTTGAATTTCTGCAATCTGACCTTGTATAGCTTGGAGTCCTGCTTTATTACCTTCGGCAGCAGCATTGTCTGCTTCGGCTCTCAGATCAGCCAATCGCTTTATATCATTTTCAGCGTTTTTATCAGCGAGCGCTTCCATAGACGTAACTAATCCGTAAATAGCAGCTGCTGCCAAAAGTGGCAATGCCATCGGACCTACAAACCTACCTAGACGTAAAGCTAGTCTACCAAACCCAGAAAGCGCCTTCTCGCCGAGGTTGAGCGCAACGTCACCAAGGTGTAAAGCTAGTTTACTAAGTCCAGCGACTGCTTTAAACATCATGGTGCCAGCGATACCCGGATTCAAAAATGCAAGCCCAGCAGCAAGTGCTGCAATCCAAGCTGCTTCGGCGCCGAAGTTGTCTTTTATCCAATTAAATGTTGATTGAACATAACTACGAACTTTACCTAACCACGTTTCAGTACCGCCTAGAAAAAGATCAACAATTGGATCGATAATGTTCTTTTCTAACCAATCTGGGAAGAATAGGGCAAGACCAGCAAGACCGCCCAACACAGCTGCAAGGAAACCACCTCTTGATGGTACCAGCTTCTTAGCAAAATTACCAAAGGACTTCGTTAGACCTTTTAATGTATCAATAAGATTACCTAATCCTTCCTTCTTAGGTTCTGGATCATCTAGAACACTAGTTACCCGATCACGAGCAGCTCGTTCCTCCTCAGGTTCGTCGTCGAGTTGTACATCAAGTGCCTCGCCTATCTTTCGAATAGCAATATTTGAGTTAACCATCGACTGGCGAAGAGCCATAACGGATCGTTCTAGACTACCAAGACCAGTAGTAATAGTTTCCTTCAGGCTCTTAATTGAGTGAGTCCCAGAGTTGCGATTGAGATCGCCCTCTTGTTTCATTCTACCAATTACATCAGTTAAAGTTGCCATTTTCTCTTGACTTTCTTGTAAACTCTAGTATAATAGTGTTACTACTTCTTAGGTTTAGATATTGCTTGTGCACCAAAGAAAGCTGCAACGATACCAGCTACAGCAATGAAGTAAACAC